TTTTGCGGCTGTTACCGCATTAGCTGCAATATCATCCGTCGTGATACACGAATCAGGTAATCCACCTGCGCTGATACCAGTAACTGACCCAGATCCGTTGATGGTGATTGGCATGATTAAACGACCACCCAGGAAGCACCTGAAGGAATTGTAACTGTAACGCTGGAGTTAATTGTCACAGGGCCTGCTGTTACCGCATTTTTGCTTGCGGTCAAAGTGTAGCTCGTGGTGACCGTTTGGTCATTCTCAAAGAAAACTTTATCCGTAGATCCGCCAGTCGCTCCGCCGCCTGCCGCTGCCCAGCTAAGGGTGCCGCTGGCATTACTAACCAGCGCATATCCTGATACAGCAGCATCAGCATTCGGTAGCGTCCATGTCACATTGCTGGCAACTGTTGCCGGCGATTGGAATGCAACATAATTACTACTGTCAGAATCAGCAAACCTCAGGTCACCCTGCGCGTTAAGCGTTAAGTCGCCTCCATATGCAGTTAACGCCCCAGCACTGCTAATGCCAAACCGGCGTGTGCCTCCTGTTGTGATATCAATAGCATCAGCACCACTAGAAAATACCCCGGTATTTAAATCGCCGGTAAATGCGACCCCTGGTAATGCCGCTGTACCAGCAGCAGCAGCTAGTACACCAGTCATGGTGCCGCCTGCTAGGCTCAGCAGCCCCAGGTTTGCGCTAGCTAGTGTGCCAATTGTTATCCACGCGCTGTTAGCAGCGTTGCGTTGTTTCAGTAGCCCGGTAGTTGTATCTGCCCACCATTGGTAGGCATACATTGTTGCCGGTTCTGTGCTGCCGCTGTTATTAGATACGATTGCTGCCAGCCCACCATTTAAATCGCTCCGTACTGCTGCACCAGTACCGTTAGAAATTATGTAATCGTGTTGAGCCACGTTAAATGCGCGTTTGTAGCTGCATTCTAGCCTGCATTACCAAACCCAACTGCACTCCAGTTGAAATTACGATTAACCGCAGTGCCAGCAGCGTTTTTAAATTCAACTGTGAACCCAGTGCCACTAACGCTAGTAACAACAAAAAAGTCTCCTGTTGCCATATTTTGCGCTGTAATGCCGATGCTCGGCAGGTAGGCATTCACGCCACCAATCAATGCAGTACCGCTAAAAAATGGATTTGTGAACACCACTGCTAGGGCTGCGGCACCACTAGCAATAGCTGTTGCGCTCTGTTCAGTACGGCGCTGGAATGATGCATTATATCCAAGCTCATCAATTAATATATTTTGGTCTATTGCATCACTTGTTAACTCAGCTTTAAACTCAAACGCACGACCTTTAAATGTACCGTTTACAAATTCTCTATAGCTGCTCCATGTAGGGCTTGATAGTGGATTGTCATTTGTTGATCTTAGTAGTAATTTTGCATTCACTTTATCAGTGATGCTACCATCCCAATCGGGCCAATCGTCTACATCGTTTGTACGGTTATCAATTAAATCGGCAGGATAGTAGCCTCGGGTGACGAAATAACGGCTTAGATCAAGCGAAAATACATTTCCTAAATCAAGCGTATTAGCAAATGCATAACTGCCAGAAGCTAATACATTACCTACAACATCAAATACTGGCATCAAATCAACATCGACAACATCGTCTATGTCATCCGCGCCATCTAACGTAAGTGCGTCATATTCATCACTATAAAAAACGTTTGTCTTAACACCTTGGAATGGCGGCGCATCAGCATCTTCACGCCGTACCTGAATCGGTAATGGATCTAAGGCATCAGGGAAATCTACAATTACGCTTGTTTCGTTGGTGCTTTGCCTGCCGCCGTCATCTTCAAACTTGACAAGACACTCACCTTGGATGAGAGGTATTATTGCTTCGGTGCTACTGCCAGATTTTGCTGGTATTAAGTCAACGCTGTTGCTCCATGTACCAGTGCCATCGGTAAGGCTGCTATGGCGGATATGAATCTTGCCGCCAACTTTTACATCAAGATCAACAGTCTCCACCCATCGCAGCCGTGCGCTATTTGCGCTGATTGGTTCAATCGTTAAACCTTGTACATCTCCCGGTACAGCGGTTTTACCAAATGCGGTAAATTGCAATGTTGATGCTTGATTGGACGGTATGCCAGGTGCGCTAATGCTAAAAATATTAATTGTATAAACATCAGCTTGAGAATCTAAAATTTCAAATTCATTACTACTTGTAACTAAAGAAATAAAATTGCCATCGCCTTGTTTGTATTGCACTCTATATTCTTTGCAGCCCGGGACGCTGCCAAAGCTTACAATAATCTTGGCTTTTGCTTGGTTGTTTGAATTATATAAAGTTTCAGTTGCAGTTAAACTACTGGGGGGATCAGGCGCAACTGTTAGCACTGAAGTTGGGCGCGTTTGCAGCTTAAAGCCTCGCTCCACATAACTATATTTACTTGCATTGTAAGCTAATGCTGAAACTTGATATTGAGCTTGATCTTTCTCGCTAACATTAATTACACGCCATGTTGTGGTTTGCACTGTACTATTATCAATAATCCAAATACTATTGGGATTTGGTGCCACACTAAATGCTGTCGCAACCGTTACAACCTCACCTACTATTGTGGTTATTGCTCTAGTTTCTACTGAACCATCAGGCATTAAAGCTGAAATTGTTGCACTACCGCTAGTTGGTAAATTTGTGTTGGCACTAGCATCGTCTACGGTAATTGTTAATGTTGTTGCTGTTAAAATACGCCCGCCGCGTCTGATTCCAGACTTTACTGGATCTGCTACTGCAATAACTGCACCAGGTCTTACAATTACGCCAGCATCAAGTGAGGCAGTAAAATCGATAACTTCTGTTTCTTGCGCCTCACTGTATAATAACCACTCCCCGAGTCTTGATGCTTGCCCTCTACTTGTGCAAGCAAAAGCTTTTACATTAGTTGTAATCACACCATACTTAGCAATTGCGGCACTATCTTCAACTACTTCATAGCTTAATTCTTGTGTTGTCATATCTAAATAACTTACTACAGCTACGGTATGCCTTGTCTTTAGATCAGATCCTGAATATTTAAACCCTTCCTCACTTACGTTAGCTAAAGTAAACAGGTAAGAAGCATCGGTTGGTTTATCTTGGCTTATTGTTAACGAACCTGTTGACCAATACGGCATAACCCGCATCACACTGCACAGATCATTTATTAGCTGGTATGCCTCATCTTGGTTTTGTATTAATGCATTACAGCTAAATCTTGGTTCTGTCTTACCAAAACCATCATCAATCAATTCGCCGCAATATTGGCTAGCAGAGAAAAAAGCAAACTTATCTAATTGTGATGCTTTTATGTGATCGCCTAACCCGTACCTTGTATTTACTAATAAATCATATAAAATCCAAGCTGGGTCTGATGTCCATTGCGCTGCACCGAAAGTTCCATTCCATACACCAGCGTATGTTATTGCGCCTGTTGCGTTATCTACCGTTGCATTTACAGGTAGTTGAACCTTAATTCCACGTATTTTATATGTGCGCGTTGGAATATTAGAGAATTGCTCAGCATCCAGCCTTAATGCCATGATGGCACTATTTGGGTATCTTAATTTTTGTTCAATAATTTCTGTATAGCTTGACCACACAAAGCTATTGACCAACTGATTGCTTGCGCTATCAGCGGTAATTCTTACCAGTCTTATATCAACTGGGAACGTGCCATTTAAAGCTACCTTGTAATCGCGCTGATACTGGTCTCCTGTCCTGCCGGAAATTGTATCATCTACCGCAACACTAAAACCTCCGCCATTATATTGAACTTGTATTTGTAAATTTATGCTGGTGCCTCTTATATCGCCTTGATCAGTATAAAGCTCTAACCGTGGCACAGTAATTGTAACTCTTACTGCATCTACAGCAGAATCTGTTATGGTCTTAGTGACAGGATTCGGTACTGTAACAGTAGAATTAACTGTTATCTCATCTTGTATATCAGTAAACCCAGGTATATAGGTTTGCGCTTGGGTGCCATATCTTGCTTCAAATGTAACGTTCTGGAAATTATAATCTATAGATTGTGGTGCTGTTGAATCAGCCTCTTGCCTTAGAATTTGCGTTCCATTC